CTGACCGTGGTATTATGCTTATTAGCGGTTCTACAAGCCAATGTATTTCGGATATTTTGGACAGTGAATTGGCTTTCTCTATCAATTCTTTACCCCATTTGAATAAATTGGTTAATAATACAAGATTTAATTCAACAGACTTTCAATTTCTAACTTTCCGCGAATTTCTAAAAACATGTAGGATGATTTACGACTATATACACCAGCGTATCATCATTCACACCCCATCATGCACCTATGCCTACTTATATTCAATGGATAGTAAGCAATGGGGAATGATGCATAGTAACATCATGAGTGGTTTAAACTCCTATCCTGACGCACTCGCTATGACTTCAGATAATGATCTCGTCAATTTCTCACAACCTGATGACACAATAGAAGCTATTACTGCATTGGCTGTCACTCGTCCGTTCAAAATAGATGATCCAAACATGTTCAAAACGATAGACACCATCATACAACGCGGATATTTCAAGAGTAGCCATGTCTCACAAGTTCTGTATGGCTCAAATGATTTATTCAACTGGCATGCAGTATGGAGTAGTACCGATAAATATATGCGAGGTTTCCATGGCACACCATACAAAACATTCCGACTTGTACTAATATGCAAACTAGACAAATCTGAAAGTTTATTGGGATTTACCGTTCAATTCAGCCCCCGTATGCTTAATAAACCAAGATAACTTACATAGGTTAGTTTTTCATATTAAGGTTAAGAAAGATTGTTAGTAAAAAAGCCGGAATGCGTGATGCACTCCGGCTCTTCCTTTTATCAGAAAGGTTTCAACTTTCGTTTTATTTTGCCTTTCCGTGAAACAAGGGAAGTCTGTATCTTGATTCGGATATTTCGGGCTTTATCTTCCCAATTGGCTTGGCTGCCGGGATTTGTTATGCTCATCCAGTCGGCAAGAACCTTGCAGACCATATATTCGTGTATCAGATGTTTCAGCAACTTCACGGTAGACAATGAAAATTCCACGGGCAAAACAAGGGTTATGAGATATTCTTCCGGCACGGTCATAACATTATCAAGGGGTTCCTGCTTATCGGAAATTTCTTCTTTCGTATAAGGAAACAACATTTCCACGCATTCAGAATGCGCGAGGTTAAGTATTCTCGTAACTCTGTCCACATTACCGTCCTGACCGATGTCGAATACTTGATGTCTGGCGTGTTCATCTTCCGCTTGCATAATGTCGCCCTCTACAAAAGAATAATTCTCCGCATCGTAAAGCAGTTCTTCCCTTTTAAATACAAGTGTTACCGCTTTTGTTTGAGACTGGCTGTTTTGACAATATACCATAGGCTTGAACATTAATTAATCATAAGTCGGTCTTTCCGGACGGCTGCGTTTGTAGAGTGCACGCTTCACGTTTTCAAGACTCACCCCGGAGTGTTGTATGTACACATTGGCATCTTCCGGACTGGTTATAGCAAACCACTCTCCAAGTGCCATATCTACGAGATATGAATGTATACCATTTCCAAGTGCATCTGCCGAAGCGTTGTTATAGTTAGACGGAAGCAAAAACTCCAATGAAAGTTTACCGTTGTTATCTATCTCTTCATCCATCAGGTTATCGCTTGTTGTATTATCCTCGTTGAGATACTCTCCAAGCAGACTTTTTAAAGAGGAAAAGGCATTGGCCAACGAACGACGTATCTGATAGCTGTTTTCATCGTCATCACTTGCTTGCATATTGGATGCGACTTGATAGCTCTTGCCGGCCGCTTCTCGTGCCTGTCCCGTCAAATACGCTTTGTTCTGAATATCATAGACAAGTTCTTTGACCTGTTGTGTCACGGTTAATGTTTTCTTATTTTCTGCCATAATATTTTGAATTAATGATTATTCGTATGTCGGACGTGTGGGCTTTCTTTTGAAAAATGCCTTACGCATTATATCCTCCATATAGGTAGCGGCTTCCGTTGCATATCCGGCAGCTTCTTCCTTATTGGTAAATGTGTACCACTTTGCCGTAATATTCATAACAAAAAACGAGAACAGACTACGTTCCATACTTTCTGTTAAAGCTTCATCAAACGAACTTGATACCCCCAACGAAAGCTGATATATCCCCTCTCTCTCGACTTCGTTAAGAAGTATTTTTTTCAAGCTATTACAAGCAGTGTTTTTGCTTTCATTCCAAAAACGCTCCAACATACTCTTATCCTCATCCGTTGTGAAAATACGGTTGTATGCGAGTTCATCCTTCATTTTAGCCCCGGTATAAGATGTGGTCTGCGCCACTTCTTCATATACACTTTCTTTATTAACGGTTAAAGCAATATCTGTCATAATTAAAAATTGAATAGATTACATGATACACCAACTCCAATATATGGTGTAAATTCCGGTATCCCTCTCAATGCTATTCCATATCCAATTTGAACACCAACACTCCAACGTTTCTTCCTCGACCTAGGATAGCAGTCGTTAATGGTTACCACCTCATGTTGCGAATGTAATACCAAGCTGTCAAGTTTCGGGTTATATCCGCTTACGTATGCCGTATATAAACTATCCTTGTATACCTTTTTGGTAATAGGAATAATCACATCTACACTATCCTCTGATACAGATTCATGGAAATTTTTCACGCTTTTCGGAAATTCTGATACGCTTTCAGGCAATTTTTGTACGTTTTCCGGCAATTTCGAGACTGTAGGAAGACGTTCAGTAACATATTGAATAACAAAGCTGTCTTTAGGAATGGGCTTATAAAATGGTATTGTATCAACATAGGTTGTTCTTGTTGTATCTCTTGTTTTCTGTTGCCTACTTATGAAATGTACCACATTCATAAACAACGAAGAAAGAAATACAACCATAAACAACACTACTGCAATATTCTTAAGTTTTTCCATACTTGGTGACGTATTTGATTATTGCATCTACATGAGTTTTAATGATAGCTTGCTTCCCCTCATCTGAGTTGAGGAAAGCTACATCTTCTTTATTATCCTGAAAAAAGTTTTCTGTAAGAACTGCCGGACATTTAGTTTTTACTAAGATGTAGAAGTTTTCTTCCCAATCTGGATCTCCATCCGAATTATCCCTACGGATTTTTTGTCCAGCAAAATTCTGTTCGGCTTCCTCGTATAACATAGTGGCCAATTCATCCGATTTCGTTTTACCTTTTGAAGTATATGCCGACCAACCTCTTGCACTCATCCATTCTCCATTTCCCGCAGCATTGCAATGAATAGAAACAAGCAATACATTTGTTGCCCCATACCGTGCACAAATCTCATTCACACGTCTTGCCCGTTCTGCCAATGGCACGTCTATTATCTCATGTACAATACGCTCTACATCATATCCTTTCGCGCGCAAAGCTCGTTCCACAGATTCTGCGATCTCGCGTGCATAAAGGTATTCTCGTAATTTTCCATCAGGAGAACGTTTGCCTGGTGTATTTTCCCCGTGTCCATTATCTATTAATATTTTCATAATTAACTATTTAAACGTTGATAGAAATCTGTCTTTATATTGTCGTATGCAAGTTTCACATTGGTATAAGCACGTGCATTGTTTTCACCATCTTCATTGTAAATTTCACCTTCAACTACACTCACAACATCTTCCACCCAATTCTCATTACAATATTCTGACAAAGGTTTTCCATGATATATAAAAGGGTCAAAGCGGCTCTTTCGATCATCATGAATTACTTGTAACGACTTTCGTATCTTATTTACAGTTGCTTCACGATCAGCTATGTGATTCTCTATTCGAACCCGCTTTATCAACCTGCAAACCTGTTCGATACTAAGGTCAAAAGCGAAACCCGTCAAATTCCGGATACGCAGTAAGGTTTCAGGTTGAAGTCTTTCCATTAAGTTTCGTTGCAAACTCACATTATCTTGTACTGTATCAAGCAATTGATTCAAACACTCCTGTTGTTCCAGAAGGCGGTTTATCATACTCTTAAACCATTTGAATAGTGCTATCATCATAGCTGCTGAAAGCAAAAGAAAAAATGCAGCACTCACAGCCATCATGCCATAGTCACTAATGC